TCTCATCTTAATTTTGTCCATAATTTATAAACTTAAATACTTACAATTACTTGTTGCAAAGTATATCAATAGGAGTATTATTACAATAACAAAAGGCAACAAATAGAAACAATAAATAAATAAACGGAGAAAATATGAATACTTTAAGCAAAGAAAGAAGGGCGCAAATTGATAGATACTGCACCATAACAAGCGCAATAGAACATAACTTCACGCCACTTAAAATTGTAGATCTGAACTATGACGAAAAAAAAGGATGGGTTAAAACTTTTGAAAAAGTTGATCCAAGTATTTTTGATGATTCTGAAACTGAACTTACAGAAATATTAGACACAGTAGATACAAAAAAAATCAAATATTGTGAACATAACGTAACAGGCAAAAGATACAGAATTAATCAAAGAATGAAGTTAATGCGTTACGATTTTGATGTAAAAAAAGGGGTAGCGTAAACAATGAAAATATTAATAGGGTGCGAAACAAGCGGAACTGTTAGGGATGCTTTTTTAGAGAATGGCCACGATGCCTGGTCATGTGATGTGTTGCCTGCTGATACGCAGACCAATAGACACATTCAAGATGATGTTAGATACGTCCTTCAATATGAACAATGGGATATGTTGATGGTTGCCCATCCACCATGCACCAGATTATGCAATAGCGGCGTTAGATGGTTGCACGTTCCACCACCAGGAAAAACAAAACAACAGATGTGGGATGAATTAGAGGAAGGGGCCGCCTTGTTTTCAGATCTTTGGAATGTTGACGTTCCCAAGATAGCTATTGAGAACCCAGTTATGCACAAGCACGCAAAAGCAAGGATCCAGAACTTTGAACCGTTTACACAAAGCGTGCAGCCGTATGAGTTTGCCAAGTCTGTTGATGCAGAGGACAACGTGACAAAGCGCACTTGTCTTTGGTTGAAGAACTTACCAAAACTGATCAAGACAGGAAGCCTGACAAGAGAAACAGCCAGGCAGGATATACACCTAGCCAGTCCTGGCCCTGATCGTTGGAAGATTAGGAGTAAGTTTCACAAAGGCCTTGCAAAAGCAATGGCTGATCAATGGGGTGGCAACTTAACAAAAGAGGTAGCGTAAACAATGAAGACAATAACTACAAGCGCGCGTTCATTTGGACGCTATATTGGTTATCTGTCTAATGGAATAGACATAGAAGAAGCAAACAAGATATGCAAGAAAACACTTGGCATAGGATCCTGGACATTAGATCAATGGTTCGTGGAACCTAATCCTAAGAGGAGATTCCATAAACCTGAATTGGAGAAAGCATTAGATATGTGCGTTGAAAGAAACGCCACGCTAATCATTCCTAAAGTTCAACATCTAGTTCACAATACAGTTTTTGTGGAACTTTGTTTTAGGGCGCAGTTCAAGGTGGATCAATTTAAAGTAAAAGATAAGAGGTTAGATGTTCTGGGTTGTGATCTCATGGGATCTGAACCTATGCAAATGGGCCTGCTTTACAGTCTCGCCCTGGCTAAGTCTGAAAAGACATCCAAGAGCGTTAAAAAGAAAATGAAGGAACTGAAAGAGAAGGGCGTTAAACTCGGCGCACCAGACCTAAGCATTGCCAGGGCGCACTCGTCCGCAGCACTTAGGGCCAGAGCAAAAGAGCGCAGGGTGAAGATCCTTCCCATCATTAAAGAGATCCAAAAGGACGGCAACAGAACACTACAAGACATTGCCAGGCAGTTGAACAAAAGAGGGGTGCCAACAGCCAGGGGTGGTAAATGGTATGCCACTAGTGTTAAAAATATATTAAGAAAATAAGGAGATTGATATGAGTGAAGTTAAATTCAGCAAAGAGACCAGTTGTGCATTAATGAAAATTGAAGCAGAGCAAATGAGCCTGCTAAGACTTTCCAGATACATAAACACGGAATGGTATAAGTTCTTTTTCAAAGATCGTGTGTCTCATAATCTGGCCAGAGTGTTCTTTGAAAGACACGCTGTTGAAGGCGAGGTGGAGTTAATAGATATTCTGGACAGCTTGCCAGTTGTTGATGGAAGACGATTAGTTGGCGAACATTCACTAAAAAAGAGGGTGGATCAAGGAATAGCGAAAAAGATTATAAAAAGACAAAGATGTAAGCATGACCAACGTAGAAGCTGCTATACCTTTTATAACAATCAGATAGCAGAAGAAGTGGCCATGCATTGTAGTGAGCAAAATGAATTAAGGCTCAACTTGATGCTTGATGCTCTGGACGGCGCACCAGATAGTTTGTTGGAACACTACACGCGATTAGTGTCACAACGCATTGAAGGCAGCACTAATCGTTTAAGGGCGTATGATTTTTTAACGGCTTTAAGAAAATAGAGTTAAAATTTTACCCTGTAAATATTAACCACGATAATGGAACAAAACGATAGACGGATAACAGAATGTCAATTATAAATACAAACTAGACACAATGACGGCAAAAGGAAACAAAAAATGAAAGACAGCTACTACTATTACCAAAACTTGCGTAACCAGGGATCCAAACGATGGACAATCCCCATGGATAAATCTGAACACCTGGAAGTAGCTATAGAAACTGCAACCGCATTAGTGGAAGAATTGAAGGCCATACAGAAGCAACGAATTAAGAGTTACTTAAAACTATTTCATGCCAGGCACGCCATTGATGAAGCCAGTCAACGAACCAAACTACTGGCCAACGGCAATGACGATACCAAGCATAAAAGCTATAAAGGAGCCGTGTAAAGCCTAAAGGTTGCGAGTGCAAGAACCTTTAAAGTTTACACACCATTTGTAAAATCTAAATTGGAGAAAACCATGATTAACAAGAACCATGTAAAACCTTCCCAAGTTGTTGATTTTACTAGCACTACATATAGACATACCGCAGCTATAGACCACATTTTGTCGTGTTCTATACTTCGTATAATATATATAAGTTTAAAGACTAGTAAAACAGCTAACCTTCCCAGACAACCCAGACCTGCTTACCTAGCTAAACCTGCTAGAATCTTTGAAGTTTTGCAATACATTAGCGATTCCAAAGGGCATTACAGCAAAGACAATTACGCTATTTCCATGCGAACACCAGACGAGGAAATGGCCATGGACAAAGTAAAAAGGAATATAGCGCAGGGGTTTAGATCCCAAATTAGGGAAAGTGGGGTGGCAGCATGGTAGGGAAGCTAACAGAAGACAATAGGATGTCTTGTTCTATCGTGGCCACGGCGGCAGGCTTTAATCCTTGGAAGTCTAAAAATGAATTGCTAGACGAGATGATTAAAGCAAATCATGGTGAAGACATTAGGAAGGAACAAACTGCCATTATGTCCAGGGGAGATCTCTTAGAGCCTGTTATTCTAAAACAGGCACAAAAGGATTTAGACTTAGACGATGTAGAAACAAATGTTCCTCTGCCATTAAGTCACCCTGACATTCCCTTGAGCGGATCTGCGGATGGTTTCTGTTGGTCTACTGATCTGTTTATTAGGGAAGATCAAGAGAAGGGCATATTCGTTATGACTCCTACCAAAGAAATAACCCTACATGGTATAGGCGCAATGGAGTGCAAAATAACTTCCGCTTACCCAGAAGAAGAACCACCACTCTGGCGTGGCCCCATGCAGTTGCAAGCCATAATGGATATTCAGAAGATAAAGTATGGCATTTTGGCCATCTGCTATCAAAGTGTGCATTGGCGTTATTTCATATACCCACGCGATGAAGCAATGGTAGATATGATCCATGCAACAGTATTGGATATGGATAGAAGGATAAGGGAAGAAGATTTTTTTGCACTTGAAACTGCTGATGATGCAGCCATTGTCCACGCTGAATCAAATGAAAATCATATAGACCTTGAAGAAGATGCTTTGGATCATATTGATCTATTTAACCAAGCCAACAAATCTATTAAACATTGGCAAGAAGTTAAAGAAAGATCTCAATTAAGTTTGATGGATATTCTTGGGCGTAATACTAAAGGATCTATAGCGGTTAATAATGGCCTTAATACAACTACCTACATAGTTAATTGGGGAACCAGGAACATAAAGGCCAAGCCTGCAACCTGGAAGCCTGCGGTGGAAGCGAATGTAGTCCGTAATAAATCAATTAACATTAAGCAATTTATAGATGAAGGTGTAGATCCTTCTAAATCTACCCAGGCGGGGAATTAATAATGGATTATAAAATAAGCGATACACCACTTAAAAAGGGTAGGTATGACCATTTGGTGGATATATTGATGGACGGCAAGACTTTGCATGACTTAGATAAATCAACCTGCCAAGGAGCCAGGCAAAGGTGTTATCAATTAGATATACCTGGTGCAACCATGAAGATCCAACCTAATGGCTTGTATTCTTTAGGATTAAGGGAAGTAGAGAAAGTTTAAAAGTGAAAGATAGTCTACTTGCATACTGTAATTATTGTGGGGCAACTGGCCCCTGGGAAGGTTATATAAGTGCTTTAAACCACAAAGAAAGAAGTGGGGAAATTACGGCCACTAACTGCGGAACGTGCCATAAACCTTTTTCAATCTCATATAAACAAGAGGATTAATCCGTAGACGGCAATGTATGATCGTTAGCAGTTTCCAACAAGTGAGCGTTATACGTTGCCCTTCTTCCCACTTGTTCCGCGTATTTAGAATCTAATAGATTCTTTGCCGCACCTTCCCAATTTTCATCTGCTAGATCTTTCAACATATTCTGGAAGTTAGAGATAGCAGGAACACCCATATTAAAAGCTAAGTCATACATTACTAACTTGGCCCTGGGTGGCAGATCTTCAATCCATGGCCATCTGGCCAGTAATTCTTCTTGCACTATAGTTATATCGTTTTTAAGCATAACCATAGCTTCGTCTTCGCTTATCCCTCTATCGTCAAGATTTCGGCCTATACCAATAGTAAGTTTGCCAGAAGTGCAATGATAAGGTTTCAGTCTTAAACCCTCAAACACAATAAGGTGTTCTGTTAATTCTTTAATCATCGCTAGTGTGTGATGCACCAAAGTAGAAAGAGATAATGGCAGAAGCCAGTCCGCCCAGATAACCCAACACCAGGCTAACTATAGTGTCACTATTGGCATCAGGTGGCATCAAAGTTACTGTGAATATATAACCTAAGAAACCACTTATAATCAAAACGCCTATAATCTTAGAAGTCCAATCCTTAGAAAACATAGATCTAGCGTTCTGTATGTCTGCTGTTTCCAGGGCAAATAGATCTACGTCTAATTCCTTCATTTTAACTTCAAAGTCGTTATCAACCTTTTTAAGTTCTGCAAGTTGCTCAGGCGTGGCGTTCTGCACAGCTTTTTCAATATCTTTTGGAGTGTTGTTGCATCCCAACGCCTGAGAAACCATATTTGCGGCCATTCCGCCCATTGGGCCACCTAAAGCAGTCCCCAATGTTGGTGCTACGGCACCAATTACACCTTTTAATAGTTCTTTCATGGGTTAAGTTGTAAGTTGCATTTTAAGAACGTCAACTCCTGTAGGTGTATATTTCTATCTTTTCTTCTTTACCTTTTACGTTTATTTCGTCTACATAATGGAAAGTCATACCTTCTACTGTTTTGATAGTTTCATAAGGGAATAGGGTATCTGCGTCATAGTTCCTAGTCTGTCCTTCTAACCTGGCTCCCAGGTTAACGGCATCACCTATAACTGATAGATCCATTCTTAATTCAGATCCCATGTTGCCCACAATACAAGTGCCTGTGCTAATACCTGTGCCTACTTTTATTAAGGGCAACCCTAACCTTATAAACTCATCTCCTACCTTCTTGGCTTCTATTTCAATGGCCCTTCCTGCCAATAAGGCCTGCTTTCTGTGTTCTTCGCATGGGATAGGGTAGTTCCACCAGGCCATAATACAATCGCCCATATACTTATCTATGGTGGCCCCATGATCCAGTAAGATATTGGTCATTTGATCCAAGAAGCCATTGATTAGATCTACTAGGCCCTCTGGATCATCTTTATTCTTAAACGCTTCACTTATTGGAGTAAAGCCAACTATATCCATAAACAGAAAGGTCATTTCTTTACGCTCTCCGCCTAACTTCATAAGGCTCGGATCTTCAACAATCATGTCCACATATTCTGGGGATATGTATTTACTGAACTGGCCTTTTATTTGTTCCCTTAGTTTCCATTGTTCTCTAAAACGTAAATAGTAAGACACGCTTCCTGTAATGAATGAAGCTATTAATGTCCAGGTAACATCTAACAAAATGCCTGCTTGGATAAGCCAGTAACCACTACCTGTAAGCATAAAAAGGCTTAAACTGGTTAATACTAACCCTAGGCTCATGCTTAGTTTGTTCGTTAGAAGCCACGCAAATGAGAGGAAAATTAGAAAAATAGCGATTTCTGCGCCCAAATGCCATTCTGGGATCCTGGGAGAGTCCTGGATTAATATAGACTCAGCTAATGCGGCCTGTAAGTGATGCGGATTCATTAAACCGTTAGGCGTAGAAACTTGCGGAAGGATCCCACCACCGCTAGTTCCTATAATCACATACTTATCTTTTGCAGCTTCTAAGTTGTCCAGGTTAATAATCGGAGTGTCTACATAACTAACCCACTTACGCATCAATGGATCTACTGGTATAGGTGGCAATGATGGAACCCTTATCTCCCCATCAGTCATATTAATTATGTAAGTATCTTGGCCTGTAAGCTGTTTAAGGATCTCTATTGCAAAGCTAGGGGTGAATCCATCTGGGGATCTTAATAATAATGGGATCTGTCTAACCAGGCCATCCACGTCTGTTGGTGCTGATGCGATACCTTGTGCGGCCTTTTGTTTTAATAGATCTATGTTCTCAACAACTCCCCTGGCCATATAGCCACCGCCTGTATCTTCTCCAAGTATTACCGTTCCTACAACTGGTGGGAAGGATCCATTGTCATTTTCAAACATAGCCAGGACAGAAGGCCCATATCCTAATGCTTCTGCAAAGGCTTCATCTCCGCCCATCCTATCTGGTTGTGGGAAGGTAAATGCCCAGGCCTGGCCAAAACTACCAGAATTTAATAGATCTACCTGGATCTCCGCTAATCTTTGCCTGGGTAATGGCCAACCACCTTCATTAGCTATGTCTTCTTCCGTTATATCCAGGATAACGAAATTCCCAGATGGGGCCTGTTCTTTAATAAAAGCATCAAAGGTTTTTAGCTTTAAGATCTCCAAAGGGGTGAGTTGCATCAATAATGGCAATGCCAGGAGAATAAAGAGAATAGGGAATATAAGTCGTTTCATTAGCTTCCTTGTTTAATTTTGATGGTATTAGATGATCCACCGTTAACTTTAACGATGTTCTCCACGCCATTTTGAAAAAGAATTAACGTATAAGCGCTTGATCCGTCCAGATCTATCCTAAAACTATCACCTACGGCCCTTCTTATGCTTACTTGCTGTCCTGTGATTATGGTGGTGATCTGCGTTTCTTTGTCCTGGCCAATCTTTGTGCCTGCTATCTTTATACCTGTAGCAACCTGGTTTAATTGTTCGTCTTCTTTAATAATAGCCAGGGCATCTATAATCTTTAATAGATCTTCCAGGAAGTTAACATCCAGGTAATTTATATCTAATTCAGTAAATTCAAGATCTGCTTCATTATCCAACATATCCTCTGCCAATAGATCTACGTCCAGATCTGTAAAGTCCAAATAGTCTGCTGTGCCTTGTTGTGTGCTTTCCTCTGTTGTGTCTTCCCTGGTATCTGGTCGATTAACAATAAGCATATTGTCTATTAACTCTAGGCTTATATCTAAGATCACAGGCTTAGAAGGGGCCTGGTTGTAAGTGATAGCTGTTGTGGCTTGATACGCTTCATTAAGTAAGACTTCTCCCATTGCTGTTTTTACTAATATCTCACCACTTGGGTTGCCGTATTCATCTGGGAGCAATATCACCAAACTAGATCCTAATTCTGGTGTTGTTGTAATGGTGAAATCAGTTCCACGCACATAAACATCAGCAGAAGGTGTTTTAATACTAATGGCTTTCTTATTGTTGAATTTACCTGTAACAAATCTGGCCGTGCCACTAGCAAAACGCAGGGCCATCTCTGACTTCTTAGGATCTGCGTCATAGACATAGCTGTTTATAACTAAACGGCTATGCGGCATTACTCTTACAATAGTATCATCCGCAAAAGTTATACCAACTCTGCCTGCTTCTGTCTTGACGTTATCCATCTGTTGGATAGGAAACGCCAACTCTGCCCCATAAGGCTTATCTCTTAATACCTGGGCATTGCCTTTTAGTTCACTTATAGAACCAATATCAACAGCTTGTGCTTGTGCCTTGGTCGTTTTGAATAACACAAATGGTGCTAGTAGTAGAGCCAATGCTAAGTATTTTGAGCCAATCATTATCTAATGTAGATGCTTGTGTAACATTAAAGGTGCGATTAGATCCTTCGTGATCTAAGTAGAAATATCCGCCTGCATACCCATCTCCATTGTAGTTAACAGCATTGTCTGAGCCGTCAATGTCCATGTAGTTTGTAGCGTTATCAACATCTATAGCAGAAATAATCGTGTTACTAGATCCATTGATTATCCAGTCCAGATCTAAGGTGCTTGCTAAAGCCGCCGTGGCGTGATTGAGCGTAAGGTTGTTACTATTCCCAGTCACATCCACGTTCACATTACTTGAGTCTGCCCCATAGGTCGCAGTCTTGTCTGTGTTCATGGTGAATGTGTTGGAATTTCCATCAAATTCAAAAAAACCAATATAAGAATCTGAAACAATATCACCCAGAAACTTATTGCTATCTCCAATCTGGTTTATGTCTAATGTCATAGCTGTGCCATCAAGATCAAGTCCTGTCATGTCACCTGCCACGGCATCTGCGCCACCTATTATATTTCCAGATCCTAGTTGTTCTATATCCATATTTGAATGGGAAGAACCAGAACTCTGGTCTATAAATATTTCGTTATCCGCACCAAATAAAGGTGTAGATAACATTATTAATAAAAGTAATTTTTTCATTCTTTTAATCTCCAATAGTTATGATTTACACCCT